AAAGAACTCAAATGGCACGTTCTGAACAACGTTCAGTATGTGCCAGATGAGACACTCCTTCGAAGAAACTCCTGGTGGGCCGAACCGATTCGAAAAATGAATTCGGTCCGGAACAACAGGAGTAAATCAACAATAGAGCGCATGGCGATTCTGGTACAAACCAGAGCGACAGGCCTCGCTTCGAAACAGATGTGCGCTGAGACTATTTCCTCCTTCTTGGAGGAAGTCACTCAGTACCGCGAATACTCACCGGACGCCGACATGGATGCGGCGATCGATCAGTATACGAGCACTATCGTAGAAGGAATGCAGGCATCGACACCGAATTTCAAGATTTCGATTTCGACGTCAGCATGCTATGAAAGTCCACAGTCAGAAGAAGGCAAGTTCGGATTCCTAAAAGAAGGAATCCGGACCGGTCTCTTCGACGCCCCAGACCCGCTCACACTGGGTGAGCCGGGGGGGAAACTCGGCACCCAGGTTTTCTTGCAATCTCTACGTGAGGTTGTAAGTAACCGGGATTCAGAAAAAGTCAACGTGGTTGCAATCCGTGAGAACGGAAAAGCAAGAGTGGTGACAAGTGGCTCGTTTTGGAAAGACGAGCTCTTGCAACCATTTTCCCACATGACAATAGAGATGTGCAAATCCGACCCAAATCTGCGAAACTCTTTCGAGTCTGGCAGATTGGGTTGGAAATTTATCGATTCAATCAATCACTTGGATCCGGTTCGAGGAGAAGTTCTCTTCGTGCCGGATCCGGTCATATTCTCCTTTGATTGGGAGAAAGCGACCGATCGACCTACGCATGCGATGGGTCGTCAAGTGGTTGGGTCTCTATTGAAAAAGACCGGACTAAACGAGCAAATACTAAACATGGTACTTGCCGTCTGGTGCGGCGAAAAAGAATTGTACACGAATGGTCCCAACGGAAAAGAATTCCGTGGGACGCTCGTGAACGGTATACCGATGGGTGACCCCTTGACAAAAACTTGTTTGTCAAGCGCTCACCCGATCTGTGATATATATGCCAAGGCCAAATTGCGCAAAGCGCACGGTGACCTTTGGCAAAAGGAAGGACGCCACTTCTTCGTAACCGGTGAAGGTAACGGAGATGATGGCATCCGACTCTCAAATGGCGAACTCGGGCGCCGTTACTTCGAATACTTTTCCGAAGGAGCGGCTATGCTCGGTTACTCAAATTCTCACTTAGATTCCGCAGTCACTAGTGACTGGGGGACCTATTGTGAGGAATGGTTTAGAATCCCGTTTGACAGGTTCAACACAACGTTGAATGCGTCAAAATTGGGAGACGACAGATTCTCGCCGTACCTCGACGTGCCAAAGATCAGATTGATCATTGACACGAAGAAAGATAGGCAAGACTTTTCTTCTGACCCCGTTGGCAAAATAACGCTAATGGGGAAAGATATGCAATACGCGGAGAGATC